TACGTCAAAAATAGAGGTAGCCATTTTCGTCTCCGACCGTTGCTACTTGGCATATTCGTTACTAAATAGTAGCTCGCAGGCTGTTCTGGCTTGCGCGTCACCGGATTTGGCCGCTCTGAGCACGTCCTGATGGCTTTGGGTTAGGAATTGCCCTGGAAATACCCTCAAAATGCTCGCCCGTCTATTCCCGGCAATATACGATGAACAGGATTGTGTGAGGTCTTGCGCCACCGTCGTCGTTGGCGTGGCATGTTGAGTGGGTTCGCCGGTTGGGCGCACTATTGGAGGCGGTTTCGATCCCGCCGGACCGGCGTTTTCGGACGTCGAAAACCTGCCGCGTTCGTCATGAGTCGGATTGTACTTTCCGACCTGGGCGGGCGCACTTCCCACCCCGGCCGCCGCCCCCGCCATCGGCTCGGGCGCCAGCCCCAGCTCCGCCCGCGCCTCTTCCTTCGTCTTGATCCCCGCGCCCACCAACAAACTCAACGTCTGCGCCTGTTGCAGCGGGTCGACGGCGTCGTCGCCGACCCAGGCGAACTCAAGGTCGGGTTGGTTGAGGCAGACCTGCACGATGTGGTCCATCGCGCCCTTCACCCAGGCCTTCAGCGGCACCAGGCCTTCCTGTGAGGCCTGCACACGCATCGACTCCGAGGTCGCGCGGTTGACCTGACTGACGAAGGGCGACGGCGCGACCGAGAAAGCGTAGCAGATGACTCGCGCGAGCCATTCATCGTACTGATCCTTCAGCGGCGGCTGGCGCGTCTCGGTGAGCTTGAACTCGCTCGGCATGAATTTGACCATGCGGCGGCGGGCGAGGTTGCCGCTCATCAGCGCATCGAAATAATCCTGGAACTGTTTGATCTGATCGAGCGTCCAGTCCTTCGGCAGGGTGGCGAAGGCGTCGGGCGTCGAGCCGAGGCGGTAATAGTCCAATGTCGCCATGTCGCGGCGCAAAGCGATGTTGACGGTCATCGCGATCTGCTCGACCGGGCTCATGCCATACAGGCGATGGGGACGCGGATTGCGTGGCAGATAGAGCAGTTCGTCGGCGGAGAAATCGGCGGCGGGGACGCCGTGCAGGACTTGTTGATAGGCGGGGTCGGGCGGCTCCGGCGAACGGCCGTCTTCGTCGATCAGAGGCGTGATCGTGGAGCCGTCGATGACGTCGATGGCGTACAAATCGCCGCCGCGTGTATAGCGGGGATAGAGGGTGGCGGCGTCGATGACGAGCATGTCCTCCAACCACATCCGCAACCACGCCTCAAACGAATGGCGGCGATCGGGGCGCGAGAGGAAAGCCAGCGTTTGCGCGATGCGCGGCGCGGCATGGGCGGCGGCCTTGGGGTCGCGGGCGCGGATGGTGTGATTGAGGCCGGCAATCTGATCCTTGCGGGTTTCGATGAGCAGGCGCAGCAGGGGCAGGGCGTCGGCGAGCGCGCGCAGTTCGGCGAAGGAAATGCCGGCTTCGGAGCGCGGGGTGTAGTTGAGGTTTACGCCGAACGGATAGTCCCACTGGCGGCCCTTGACGTCCGGCGGGGCTTGCGGCGCCAATGGCTGCTGAGGGCCGAACCAACTCTCCGGACCGACTCCGGTGATGGCGTAGCGCGCCGCGGCGTTGAGGCGGGCGAGAAAATTCGGCCCGAGATCTCTCTGGATTCCGTCGGCAGACATAGGGGATCCTCGAAGGCGCGGCGCGCTGGGAAATGGTCAGGGGGCGATGAGGCGGACGCTGACGACGGCCAGGCCGTCGCCGTCGAGATCGCCGACGTCGCGCACTGGCACGCCGGCGATCTTGCAATCGTAGACCGCGCCGCCGAGCGTCTGGCGGCCCGAGACGAGGTCGAGACCTTGCGGCGCGAGCGCGGCGTCAAGCGCGTCGAGCGCGTTGTTTAGCGCGGTGGCGCCGGGAGACGTGGCGTCACGGCTGTCGAAATACAGGAACAGCTTGGCCTCGTAGGTCCGCCGCGGCGTCGCGGCCGAGGTCCATTGATAGGTCTCGGGCCCGGATTCGAGTTGGTACAAGGCCGGCCGCAGAGTTGGCGGGACGTCGCTCCACAGCCGCATGCGCCGGGAGGCGACGCCCCACGGGTAGGCGGCCGAAACTGCGGCAAACAGGGCGCTGAAGGCGGCTTCGCGGCTCATGAGGTCCCCCAGCTCTCGGTAACGGCGTCGCTGAGTTCGGCGACGATCTCGTCGTTCATCTCGTCCAAGCTCGAGCGCATGTAGGAGCGCTCGGGGATGGTCGATCCCGGATGTTCGATGCGGCGGGCGAAATGCTGCGCGCCGTTGACGACGAAGGCGAGCACGTCGCCCTTGGTCGGCAGTATTTCGTGCGGCGAGGTTTGCCCGCCGTATTCCTGGATCGCCGCGTATTTGACGCCGCTCGAGGCGATCGTGGCGACGATTTGATCCGGGTCAGCGGCGACTTCGGCGGCGATCGAGGCGGCGAGGGCGCCGGAGCGCGACTGAAGGGGATCGCCCGACAGTTTCTCGTTACGGATCTTGTCGACGAGCGCGGTCGAGAGGATTTCGGCCTTGCCGGCGAGCGCGGCGGCGATGGCTTGCGGATAGGCGCTCAACGCGGCGTTGACTTCGTCGAGACCGTCGAAAGCGATGGTGAGCATCAGACAGCCACCCGCTTGTAGGGCTGCAGCATCGCCAGGATCGGCGCCGAGATTGCGGAACCGTCGTAGGAGATCGTCTCCTGTCCGCCGATCGACTTCGAGCGCAGGCCGATGCGGTCGGCGGCCCGGAAGCGTTCGGCCGCCAGTTCCAACGCCGCCTGCGCGATATCCTGTGGCGTGAAACCGTAGGAAATTTGCAGGGACGCGTCGGCGTCGGCGGCGGCAAACAGATAGGCGCCGGCGCCGACGCAGTACTGCCCGACGTTCGGCGCGGCGGCGACGGGCGTCAGCGGCAGGCCCGACGCGGTATAGAAGACGCCGAGGTCGTTCGCCCAGGGGCCATAGGGCTGATTGACGGCGAGAGTCCATGGCGCCGAGGCGGGCGCGGTCTGCGCCTCTCTGATCACGGCATAGCCGGCCAGATAGTTGACGCTGAGGTTCTGCCGACGCCGTGAGGCCTTGCGGTCGAACATGTCGAGCGCTTGCGGCGCCCCGGGCGGGGCGTTGTCGGCGGGTTTGAGAAGATAGCCGTTGACCGGGCCGCCGACCGATAGCGCGGCCGCGGGAACGGCGAAGCCGTCGAGGGTCACGCTGTTGATCTGCAGCACCGGCCATTGGCGCAGGAATACGCGAGGCGACTCGCAATCGCAGGCGTCAATATAGGTTTGCGGCAATAGTCCCGGGCGTCCCAACCAGGCGCAAATGGCCCGGCTGGCGGCGGTGACGAGCGCCGACAACGTGGAGTCGCTAGGCGACGCGGTTGCGGGCAGGCCGAGCCAATTCTTTAGCGCGGCCAGCGTGGTCAGATCTTGGCTCGACACTCGAATGCTCCCGTTTCTCGATGACGCTCAGCCGTTGCCGATGTTGGTCAGCAAGCCCACGGCGAAAGGCGCGTAGACGGCGAGCACTTCTTCGGCGTAGACGCCGTATTCGCGGCGGCGGGTGCGCAGCGGCCAATCGATGCGATAGTAGTCGCGGCGGGTGAGCACCTCGGCGACGTTGGGCGCCTGGTTCGACTGATACCAGACAGGCAGCTGCTCGCAGAGCGCGAGGATCGTGCCCGGCGGCAGATCGGGATGGACCTTGACGGGGATGTCGAAGCCGCCATCGACGCTGAACGGATTGTAGTACCAGCGCACGACGCCCGAGGCGGTGATGCCATAGGGCCTGCCGTCGGCCGCGTCGGCGCCGACGTTATAGTGGAGCAGCGGACCCGACGCGTTGGTCAGGCACTTCGCCGTGATGTTCTTCTGCTCCTGGGCATTGACATAGAGCACGGTCGGCGAGATGCGATAGTTGTTCCACATCGCGAGCAACAGATTGTCGATCTCGTTGACCGAGCCGCGTCCGGAGGCGGTGAGGAACGTGCCCGTTCCGGCCGAGCCGGTCGCCAGCGACTGGACATAGGCGCCGTTGGCGGGATTGAACCCGACCGTCAGCAGACCGTCGAAGGCGAGCGTGGGATTGCGCGAGGAGTCCGCGGTGATCGTGCTCGCGAGTTGCTGGCCCGAAAGCAAGGGAGCGGAGAAGGCCGCCGAGTTGATGTAA